CGATCTGATTTCCGGGCGTACCAATATCATCGGAAAAGAAGAAGCAGAAGGCGTAGTGAAGTGCACCGGCCATAGTGTTTCCGACGTAATACCATTGCTGATGACTGATATAGCCACAACTGAATATTGCCTCTCACCTGATTTCTCTGACGAAGAAATTCACGACGTGGCAACGACGCTGCTCGATAGTTGGTCTGACGATATCAGCGTGCGTCAGAAAATCGCGCTTGATGCGATCGTGGAATACCGTCGCCCTGAACTGCCAAAACCGGTAGTGCTCGATCCACCGATTGTTACTGCAAAACCTCAACAGACATCTGAACAGCAGCCTGAAGCAAACAGTCAGCAGACATCCCTCTCCTACCAGCAACAGCTAACGATTGCAGCTCTTCAGGGCCTGTGTGCTAACCCCGCTTACTGCAATCAGTACGATGACTTGCCGATCATGGCAACAGAGCTTGCGCGAAGTGTTGAAAGCATCATCCAGCAGGAAGGTTCACGTGCTACTGATTAATCGCAGCGCGAACGACAGCATAGGCGGGCCAGCATGCGCCGCCGCACTCAAATCGCATTATGAGAAATTCGGAAATCATGGACGCAGCCATACCCAAACGTTTTACACAGTAATGGTAGGCAAACAGAAAGTGATCGTAGAGGTAATTAACAGACGCCGCAGCTATGTTGCCACCGCGATGCTAGGAGCCCGGAGCATAAAACGAATGGCTGATCTGGGTGATTTCTAAAATTCAACTCTCTCCAGCTGCAATGTCTATTATGCAGCTGGTCATCGTGAGTAATGGTTATGACTGATGACATTTTAACTAACGATGCAATTCGTAAGCTGACCGGGTACAAACAACCCAAGAAACAATGCGCATGGCTTGCCTCAGCCGGGATCTGGTTTAAAGAAGATCGCAACGGTTATCCCAGAACCACCTGGAACCATGTGAACAATCCGATCGCATTGAGGATGGTACCTGACGTAAAAACTGAGTTAAATACTCCAAACTTTGATGCAATGTAATGGCCGGTAAACGTAAAAATCCTTCTGATGCAATTCTCCCCCCGCGTGTCTACCGGGGGAAATCAAAATACGAATTCCACCCGGCTACGGGTGGATCCATAAACTTGTGTCCTCTGGATTCACCAGTATCTTTAATTTGGGCCAAGTATGAGGCAGCGCTGAAAGGTATCGAAGAGAAAAAGAATCTGTCTGGACTAATCGATGATTTTTTTGCCAGCGCCGATTATCACAAATTAGGCAATGAAACCCGTAAAGATTATAAAAAATACTCACGCAAGCTGATCCCGGTGTTTGGGAAAATGGATCCAGATAGCGTTAAGCCCCAGCACATCAGGCAATACATGGATAAACGAGGCGTGGCCGCACCCGTGCAGGCGAACAGGGAAAAAGCGTTTCTAAGCAGGGTCTACGGATGGGCTTACGAAAGAGGCATGGTGAAAGGCAACCCTTGTAAGGGAGTAAGGCAATTCAAAGAGGAAGAACGTGAAAGATACGTTACCGATGAAGAATACTATGCGCTTTATGAAGTATCGCCGACGGTCGTCAAAGTAGCCATGGAATTGGCTTATCTTTGCCTGGCACGTCAGGGGGATGTACTCGCTGTGCAAAAAAACCAGCTATTACAAGAAGGGATTTTTATCCGCCAGGGTAAAACCGCAGCAAAGCAGATCAAAGCCTGGTCTGAACGTTTGTTAGCAGCTGTAGAGCTTGCAAAAACATTACCGCTTAAAAATGGAATGTCCAGTGTTTACTTGATCCATCAGTTTAATGGTCGCCGCTACACACGTGACGGCTTTAATAGTCGCTGGCAACAAGCGAAAGAAGAAGCTCAAAAAAAACATCCTCACATGCTTTTTGATTTTACGTTCCACGATCTAAAGGCCAAGGGTGTATCGGATCTTGAAGGAAGCCTACAGGAGAAACAGCAAATTTCCGGACACAAAACTATCACGCAAACGGCGCGTTACGATCGAAAAGTAAAAATTGTGCCAGTGGTAGGCGGGCAAAAATAAGAAATGATGTTAGGAAGGATGTTAGGAAACTGGATTTCAGGCACAAAAAAACCACCTTTCGGTGGTTTCACGACACTGCTTATTGCTTTGATTATTCTGCTTTTTCCCATGGTAGCCGGAGTGGGACTTGAACCCACACAGCGCGAACGCCGAGGGATTTTAAATCCCTTGTGTCTACCGATTCCACCATCCGGCCAGGGAAGAAAGTGGAGGCGCGTTCCGGAGTCGAACCGGACTAGACGGATTTGCAATCCGCTACATAACCGCTTTGCTAACGCGCCTTAAATCTGTTGTCTTTCGACCTGCACCCGCAAGCTGCCGATGCATTAATCTGGAGCGGGAAACGAGACTCGAACTCGCGACCCCGACCTTGGCAAGGTCGTGCTCTACCAACTGAGCTATTCCCGCATGTTATCAAGTAACTATTTAACTACTTCTAACCACTTGATTTCATTATCGTCCGGCTAACTGTGCCGCCGTTCGATGCGTTGCATTCTACTGATATGACGTTTTGAGTCAACGTTATTTTTTGCATCTCAGGATCGTTTGCTGAAAATTAAGCCGAAACGATCACTGTTCAAGCAAATCACCGCGCGCAGCGTTCAAATATTGCAGCATTGACCACAGCGTCAGCACCGCCGCAACCCACAGCAGACCAATGCCGGCCCACTCTACCCAGGCATTCGGACGCCACAGCATCCACACCAGCGCCGCCATCTGTGCCGTGGTTTTGACTTTACCGATCCAGGACACCGCCACGCTGCTGCGTTTACCCAGCTCCGCCATCCACTCACGCAGGGCAGAGATAATAATTTCACGGCCAATCATGGTCGCGGCTGGCAGCGTCACCCACCAGGTATGATAATGTTCCGCCACCAGCACCATCGCGATTGCCACCATCACCTTATCCGCAACCGGATCGAGGAACGCGCCAAAGCGGGTACTCTGGTTCCAGCGACGCGCCAGATAACCGTCAAACCAGTCCGTCACGGCAGCGATCAGGAAAATAAGCGCACAGGCAAAAGGCGCCCAGACGACCGGCAGGTAAAATGCCAGGACGAAGAACGGAATGAGCACAACGCGAAAGAGAGTGAGCAACGTAGGGATATTAAATCGCATGATGACGGTAACTGTCTGTTGTCAGTAAAATTTAGCTCTATGTTGCTACAGAGCCCTCAATGTTTCAACGAGTAGTAGATCTTTTCTGCCAGCCCTTGCGAAATACCCGGCACTTTTGCAATTTCTTCCATACTGGCGTTGAGTAATCCTTGCAATCCGCCCATATACTTCAACAGCATCTGGCGACGTTTTGGCCCGACGCCTTCAATCGTCTCAAGGGTACTGGTATTTTTCACTTTCGCCCGTTTTTTGCGGTGCCCGCTGATGGCGTGATCGTGCGACTCATCGCGGATATGCTGGATCACATGCAGCGCCGGGGAGTCCGGCGGCAGGCTAAAGCCCTCGCCTTCCGGCTCAAAGAACAGCGTTTCCAGGCCAGCCTTACGATCTGCCCCTTTCGCTACCCCTAGCAGCAGCGGATGGTTCTTATCCCACTCCACGTCGAGCGATTCAAATACCGCCTTCGCCTGCCCCAACTGCCCTTTCCCGCCGTCGATAAGGATAACGTCCGGGATTTTGCTCTCTTCAATCGCTTTACCATAGCGACGGCGCAGCACCTGGTTCATGGCGGCATAATCGTCACCGGGCGTTATACCGGTGATGTTATAGCGACGATACTCTGCCCGCAGTGGGCCATTGGCATCAAAGACCACACACGACGCCACGGTCTGCTCACCCATCGTATGGCTGATGTCGAAGCATTCCATGCGTTTCACTTCCGGCAGCTTGAGCAGCGTCGCAAGTGCGGTTAAACGCTGGCTGACGGTCGACTGCTGGGACAGTTTGGTGGTCAGCGCCGTGGCGGCATTGGTTCGCGCCAGCTTCAGATAACGCGCACGATCGCCGCGCGGTTTCGTCTGGACATTCACCCGGCGACCTGCCAGCTCTGAAAGTGAGTCCGCCAGCAGGGTTTTATCGTCCAGCGTGAAGTCGAGCAGGATCTCCGAGGGCAGCGTACGCATCTGGCTGCCCTGCAAATAAAACTGGCCGACGAAGGTCTCCACCACTTCACCCAGCTCAGTGCCGCCCGGCACTTTCGGGAAGTAGCTGCGGCTGCCGAGCACTTTGCCCTGACGAATAAAAAGCACATGAACGCAGGCCAGACCGGCGTCAAAGGCTACGCCGATAACATCGAGGTCGTCGCCCGTATTGGAAACAAACTGCTTCTCGGTCACCCTGCGCACCGCCTGAATCTGGTCGCGGATGCGTGCGGCCTCCTCAAATTCCAGCGCCGCGCTGGCTTTTTCCATACGGACAATCAGTTGCGTCAGCACCTGATCGTCTTTCCCGGCTAAAAACAGGCGGACATATTCCACCTGCTGCGCGTACTCCTCTTCGCTCACCAGCCCTTCAACGCACGGCCCCAGGCAGCGGCCAATCTGGTATTGCAGGCACGGCCGGGAGCGGTTGCGATAAACGCTGTTTTCGCACTGGCGAACAGGGAAGATTTTTTGCAAAAGCGCCAGCGTTTCCCGCACGGCATAACCGTTCGGGAAGGGTCCGAAATATTCACCTTTCGCATGCTTAGCGCCACGATGCATCGCCAGACGCGGGTGCGTGTCGCCGCTTAAGAAGATAAACGGATAGGACTTATCATCGCGCAGCAGAACGTTGTAGCGCGGCTGATACAACTTTATGTAGTTGTGCTCAAGCAGCAGCGCTTCCGTTTCCGTGTGCGTTACGGTGACATCGATGTTGTGTATGAGTGCGACCAGCGCTTCGGTTTTACGGGAGGCAAGGTTGCTGCGGAAATAGCTGGAAAGGCGTTTTTTCAGATCTTTTGCCTTACCGACATAGATAACCGTACCGCCAGCATCGTACATACGATAGACGCCTGGCTGGCTGGTGACGGTTTTCAGAAATGCTTTTG